CTCTGAGTGCTGATTCAGCCATTTTATTGCCTCATGAACGGTGGAATAATCGCTTCAGCCACCTTGATCTGCGTGTCCACCTGCTTACTAAGTGCTGAGGTGTTATCAAGGTTGATTCTTGCGCCTGCCTGCTCTGCTTTGATCTGAGTGTCAATTCGCTTGGTCTCAGAGTCAAAAGCCTTGATTTGCGCGTCAATCTGGCTATTGGCGTTGGAGTTGTCGTAGTTCTGCGCCTGAATCTGGAGCTTCATGTTCTCCAACTGAAGTTTCATCGCGTCATTCTGGGCTTGCATCTGCTGGGCCTGAGCCTTGAGCATCTCAGCCTGTGCCAGAACCATGTTCGGGTCTTGTGCCTGACCCTGAGACTGCATCTTCATGGCAAGCTCTTGCTTTTCCTCGTCGGTCATCTGCTTCTCAGGAATGATCCCCTGAGCAATCATCTGAGCGCGTCTGCGTTCTGCCAGCGCATCTGCAACCGGACTGACCACGTTCTTCAGCAGCAGATCGCCACCCAACTGAATCAATGACGGGTCAACCTGAGCCAGCTCCAGCATGGTTCTAAGCGTCTGCTCCTGACGGTTTCGGAATGACGGGCCAGCCTTGCAGGTGACATCGTACGTCCCTACCGACAGATCGTTGACCTTCACTACTTTGCCCGTCTGCATATCAATCACCTCCTGATTGATCGCCTTCATTTCAAAGCTGCCATCCTGATACATCAAACGCATTTGACGCTGATTGTCATAGACCTTGGGGATAGCCGAGACAAGAATTTTGCCTGTGTAGGCAATGGCGATTTCGAGGGCTTTAAAATATTTGAAGGTGCCGTTGTCGCCCTTGTTCTGGAGCCTTTCAATAGCAACACCAGACTGGAGGCCGGGGTTATCGCCCATGTTAGAGGCGAACATCCCAGCAGACATACCAATCACGCCACGCATGGCCTCGGAGATGTTCCTGAGTCCTGGGTTGATCTGAGCGCCACCAATTTGCGGAGGCGGATTCTGCACTGAAGGATCGGGGTTGTAGAACTGCACCGGATCGGCGTTGGTGTTAAGCGTTTGAAGCTGAAGCTCATGCCCAGAAGCTTGCTGCATGGTCATCCAATACTTCGCCCGTGGAGCCAGAGCGCCTTCCTCGATCTCGCGGGAGAGCGAGTAATTAAGAACACGCTGGGAATCCATCAGCTTTTCGACAGCGCCGTAGTAGATGGTCTTGTTTTCCAGCACCTTGAAGTTAGCGAATACAGGAACGACAGGGATATAGCAGAATACCGTGTCCCGATCATCTTCCAGCCAGCCATTAGCATCAAAAAGTCGAGAGCAAACCTTCTTGTACTTGCGCTCCCTGCGTCGAACCTCGGTCACGCCCAGCATGGCGAGTTCATCACGGATCATCTCAAAGTCGTCGTTGACCTCGTGGACTTGCCCGTTGGACATCAAGACAAGCTCTCGCATTTCTTCTTCGACGTACAAAAGCTCACCAATTACCACGACCTCGGCCTTGTCGTAGTAGGCATCGCCCTCGCGGTCATCTGATACAGACGACCCAGAGCCTTCCGGCCAGCGAGCGCGATATTCATCGGTCGCAATAGGGTGGAGGACAAAGCAATAACGAGCGTCTGACTTGTCTTGGATAAGAGAGGCAGGATCAAACCACACGCGGTCAATCGCGTTATGGATAGGTTCAATCAAAAGGTCTTGGTCAAAAGAGTTATCGTCGGCGAACTTCTGCACAACACGCCATGCGTCGTAGCCGCAAGTCACAGCCATCCGCCCAGCAGCAGCATAGGTTGTCGAGGCGCTGGAAATAGTCTCTAGGTTGCGGATGATGCCGTCATAGACCTCAGCAACCTCCTTTGTTGCGCTGCCGCCAGCAGGGGATACCACAACGTCGAAGTCAGCCTGCTCAAGCTCTCCGGCGATCTGGTCAACAATGGGGCTGGTCATGTCGAAGGTATAGCGGGGTTTGTTGATGTTGTTATTCCACCAGTACGGCTCCCATTGCCCGTCCCTCTTGGAAATGAATAGCTGGGCCTCCCGCGCCTTCTCGCGATTGTCGTGGTCAGCCATCTGAGCGTTGGATAGCATATTCATAACATCGGCGTGGGAATCGTACTTGTCGGAGGATGAATAGACCTCCTCGGCCGCCTCTTTCTCTACTTCGCTTTCGTAGCTGTCGTTCTCGGAGTCCAGCTCTGATCCGTTTTCGTAGTCAGCCATTATCTGTTACCCCAGCCACTGAAATTGATTTTGACAGCCTGCGCTGCGTTAGCCTTGGGCGAAAACATACTCATCATCAGGGAGTCGCCCATGTTGGGAGATGGAAGCTGATAGGGCTTCTTCGCCATCTCGATCTTGCTCATGATCTGTATCTTACCATTATTGTTGCGTTTTAGCGGAATGCGGCAAACCTCGGCCCTGAGCTGGTCGAGGCTTTCAATCCCAGAGGACAGGGATATCATGTCGTCTGGGTTGATGTATTTCTTCTGCTCAATCGCCCGCCAGGTATTCTCAAACCTTTCCCTGAGCTTCCACCAATACTGCGCCCGCTTGTTAAAAAACGTATCTCGATTGGTCTTTCGCTGCTCTTTGTCGTTAGCGTAAGTGCCTTCGGGATCGTCTGGTGTCTCACTTCCTCGGAACATCCAATACTGTGTGCGGGTATGCGACAGGGCTTGCTCTACCTGCCTTTTGAGACTAATCCCCATACCATCGCAATCCCAGACAAACCAATCAGCACCAGCCTTGCGTGATTCCTCTAGCGCCCAATCCATGCCCTCGTTGGAGTCGCCTGTGATCTTTTCGCAGACTTGTAGCACAACTGAGCCTCGACGGATAGCCAGCCCCTTAGAGTCGCCACCTTCGTCGCTAGGATCATGGCTGGCAATAATAGCCCCTTCGGGCTTAAAGCCTAGCTTCTCATGGGCATCAATGGCAGCGTCGAACCACTCCACAGGGATAATGCAATCCTCTACCTCGTCGTAATACTCCCCTAGCCAAATGTGTCTATAGAGAGCCGTGGACAGGTTGGTTTCGTCATACGCACGTTCTTGCTCTAGGACTTCGGGGAAGAACGGGTTGTCGTTGTAGTTGGCCCAGATGACAAGGTGTAAGTCATCTTCGTAGTATTTATCGCGCCTGAGCTGCTTCTCCCAAGGCTTGATAAATCGCTGAGAGAAAACATCGCTTGAATGCCTTGGGTTGCCAGTCATCCAGATTTCAGATTCATCGGTTCTCAGCGTTGGAGTCAAAGCCTTTAGCGACTCAAAGCTGATCGTCTGGGCTTCCTCCACCCAGAACCTTTTGAACCCATGCATGGACTTGATGCCTTCAGGGTTCCTAGCGAGTCCTCGGAATTTGAAAGCATCCTGGCCATCGTACTGGATTGAGTTTGAAAGTGACTTGAAGCCCTGTAGCCCAAGCCTGTCTATCTCTGAGGATAAGAGAGAGAGCACCGAATCATCCATCGTAACTTGGTATTCTCGAAAGCAGGCGGTCTTGATCCCTCGCGTCTGGGCATCCATTAAGCAGATGTCCCCGACCGATTGTGATTTACCGCTTCCCCTGCCGCCGATAATGATCTTGAAGCGTTTAGGCTTCTGAATCAGCGGCAAAAGGATTTTAGGTAGCTGCATTTCCGGCATCGACTACCCTTACAGTCCATTCCGTTTGAATCGGCCCACCATCGGCCCCAGTCTGCTCAATCCTGTCGGTTTCCTTGAATCCCATCTGGGTCTTGGCATAGAACATCGCAGCCCGAATGCAGTCGGCATAGGTCGCGCCATCCTTCAAGGATGTACCAGATGCCGCCTGGAACAAGAACCGCCCGACCTGACCGTGAGCCTTCGCCATAGCCTCGTCCATGATCTCGCGGTAGTACTTGCTCAGGGTCTTGTCATCGATACCGATGTAAGCCGCCACCTGCTTTACAGGGACGCCGTAGCTAATCAGAGCGGCCACTTCTGCCTTGGACTTTTCGGTTGGCTCATGCGGTCTGCGGGACATTAGATTGCCTCCGCTGAAGATTGGAGCGTACAGGTCGGAGTCGCACCGCCCAGACCAGAGGGGAACTCTGGTGCCTGCTCTTTTGTACGCTTAGGGTATGGTTTTGCTAGTTGCATGATACGCTCACGCATTTCTGCATCAAGGGGCATGAGGTATGTATGCTTTCCTGCTACTCTTTTCTTTAATAAGTTGGATTGATTGATACCGGAGTCATCAACTGTTTTTTTGTGCGACCATTTGCCGTTATACCAAACCTTTATTGCTGGCGATGATAACCCTCTATAAATCCAATTTCCTGCTTGATATATCCCGCCATGATGCCCTTGTTCCGGGTCTGCATAAGAAACAACCAATCTTAGGTCTGGGCTTTGTTTTTTCAGAAATCTCATGGCATGTGCTGCAATTTTTGAAACTGGTGCTGAGTGTTTAGTTAAAGCTATCCTAACAAGCTCACAGCCTTGATCTTGGGTCAACCCATAGCCCTTCACCATGTTGTGATTTGCACCCCTGCCAAACAAAACCACGCCGATAAACTTTTCATTTTCCCATGCACCGATCTTTACCATTTTTCCGGCTGGCAAGCATTTTGAATAATGCCAATTTTCACAGGCATATTTAGCTGCTTCATGGGTGGCCCAATCAATTTTCAGGTCACTTTTTTTCATGGCCCCTGCTATCAAATTCCTCTAGGCAATTAGGACAAATAACCATCTTTGGCTCTAGCTGATCCAGCTTCCCTTGGTCATCTTCTGTCCCTGGCGCAAAGTCTGGTTCGTCAAACATCGACGTTAACTCGCCCATATCAAAACCAGTAAGAGCGAGATCAAACCCATTAGCATCAAGGTCGGACAGCTCAATCTTCAGTAGATCAACATCCCATGCGCTATCAAGAGCCAGCCGATTATCTGCGATCACATAAGCCCGCCGCTGAGCCTCTGTGAGATGACTGGCCTCGATGACCGGCACCTCATCCATGCCAAGCTTTTTAGCCGCCATAACCCTGCCATGCCCAGCCACGATGCCATTATCGCCATCGACGATGACCGGATTCAAAAAGCCAAACTCTTTAATGCTGGCAGCGATCTTAGTCACCTGTTCTTCAGAGTGCGTCCGGCTGTTCCTGGCATACGGAATCAACGAATCAACAGCTAGGGTTTTATACATCGGAAATTTAGACAAAGGTAGCCTTCCTCGCTTTCTTCTTGGCCTTCTCGGCTACGCTCAGAGCTATTGCCACGGCTTGCTTCTGAGGCTTTCCGGCGGCCATCTCATTTTTGATATTAGCGGAGACTGTCTTTTTGCTGTAGCCCTTCTTGAGTGGCATGGCTTTCTCCTTGTGGGCCGTTGACAAATGAGATAACCGCAGCGTACACAATGCAGAGGCTGCGGTCGTATTATCGGTTATAAAATCATGTTCCGCACGGCAATTTCTTCTCTGTCGCCACTATTTAGGCGATACCCGTCACAGTCTAGGATAGCTCCGTCATCGCAAATTGCGTACTCTCCGTCTATATCGCGATTCGTTCCTGCGTCGTGACCGCTCACTGCATACCATGTTCGGATTTTGCCATCAATAATTTCAACTGCTAATTTAGTCGCGCTCATTTTAATCCACCCCTTATGGTTTTTGTTTACTGGTTGCATATGTATAGCTTGTTGGTGGCTTTCCGTGGCCGAGGCTGATTAGCTGCGCGATCCGTAGCAGATTACGTCTGAGCCACACCACACAATCACGCTGCCGTCAGCAAACTCGTATGTCTTGACTCCAGCATCAACGTCGTTATCTGTATCGATTGCTCTCTCCTCGCAATCTGCCTCGAAGGCGGAGTAATCAACTATCATAGCCGCGCTGAATTCTGTCTGCGGCATTGTGTAAAACGCTTTTACTTGCTCTGCTGTGTTCATTCTTGTTCCCCTTTGTGGTTTTGGTTTACTGCTTGGATGTGTATAGATTAACACAGTATGAAATCCTGTCAACAACAATTCGTCGCTCTTTTTGCTCTTTTTATCGCCTGAGTATTCCTCTGCTGCATCAAGATCATCAAGTTTTGCATCCACAAAAAAATGCCCCAGCGGAAAACTCACAAAGGGGCCAAGGCGGCCCGTCGAGGCCAAGGGAGCAAAGGGGAAACTCCCATGTATATCATATACCTAAACGCTTATTGTGCAAGGCTTTTAATCTAGTCAGCTTGCGCTTAAATACGGATTTCAAGCGAGCTAAATACGAGATTTCATACCTTCGTGGCTCGTTCTGATTCTCCAGCCATTCGACGTACTGAGGCCCCTTAATAGCGGACAGCCTTCGCCGATATTCAAGTAGGTTGCCAGAAAGCTGATTGTTGCACTGGGCACAGGACGCATGGATATTGTGCAAATGGAATCTCAGGACGCTACA